GTGCCAGGGCCCTCAAAATCAACTGACTTGCCGCGGACCATATGTTTGTAGGTCTCAATATCCTGATCCCTAATATTGGTGGGGTGACCACATCTATCTACTGGATAATCCTCAATTGGATCTCCTTGATCGTAGTAGTGATCCTCGGTATCGCAAAATTTAGCTTCTTCCTTGTAGCCTTCTTCTAAAAACTCACGCCACTTGTCTGTATATTGTTTCTCTTTTGGAAAACTACTCCAGGTGCTCATCTTGTAGTACCTCGTTTAGTAGCCGATTAATGCGATCAGCCTTTGTAAATACATTGGGAGTACTTAGATCTTTTGCCTCTTTCATCATGTATGCGCCAGGAGTTGATGGCTCTGAAACAAAATCAAAACAAATAAGTTGGAAGTCATCTTCAACGATAGTTTGTCCTTGAGCTTCACTAACGGAGCCCATACCCCGGGAAGAGATCCCAAGCTGGGCGCCGCTGTTTACGAGTCCACGTAAAATATTGCCGGAAGGTGTGTCAAGCACTTTTACTTTACCCATTACAGCTTTGTTTTCCATCCAAACATCTGTAACCATGTGTGAAGCGTTCTTAAGGTTAATGACCGAATCGTCAGGGTGGTCTAATTCTCCTAGTGCTCTTTTTTCTTTTACTAATTTCTTATAATTATCTACTTCGCGCATTAAAACCTTATAAGGATATACGCGGCCATTGCCGTTTTGGATATCGGCTTCTTGTAGTTTACCGGATAACATCATGCCGCCATTAATAACAAAACGCTTCTCTTCCTCTGTTAATAGATCTTGACATACGCCACCTTCACAGAGCGCATAATATTCTCTCAATAAAACTTTTGCCATAGCTAAGATCCTTTACAGCAATTTCTTACTGGTTGAAGCATCCACTTGCGTGTCCATATATTTATGCTCATGTTTTATTCCTTCATCTCCAAAAATCATATTAAGAACATAAGATGTTCCCGATGACAAGCCACCTAAAATAAAATAATTTACAGGCGTTACGTCAAAATTAAATAGTTCTGTATATGGAGAAAGTAGCATTAAAATCCATCCCACATGAAAACCCATACACATAGGGCACGAAAACATTTGGCCAAGCCATCCTTTTGCTGGCCTTATTGCATCTAAAATTTTTCCATAAACAAGAATTTGTGTGAGGCCATAAGCCGCTAATATAAAGTATAAGAGATCCATATTATCTTGTCATCACAATCTCAGAAGCATCTGATTGCTTATATGCTGTCTCGTCATTAACCCATTTTACGAGGTGCTTAGTTAAATCTGGAACTGGTATATCTTGGGCTTGACTCAGCGCGGTAGTATAAAGATCTCTTATTACGTCAAAGATATCAGACTCAGCATAATATTCTTGTTCAACATTATCGCTGATCATATCTAGAGTTTCGTCATCAATACAAAAAAGGTTCATCAATTGTCTAATCTCAGCTTTATTTTGATCTATTTTCTTATTCCAGCTAGCACTAATTAAATTTGCAGTCATCGCTGCCGCTGCAGCGATAAGACCAGCTACCAATGCGCTCGCACCCCCCGTAACGGGTGCAGTAAAAGCGGCGACGGCGCCTAATACACCTGTTATATCTGCCACCTTGCCGAGCCTTTCACTAACATCGCTTCCTAATTTCTGTGATAAATCTTTAATGGCTTGTGCCTTTTGTTCCTCATCATCAATCGTCCCAATAAGGCCGATGGCGATATCTTGCAAGGTATATGCATTAGTTGGACAATCTGCCCATTGTTCATTCAAGTAGCCATCCCAGCGTTCCATTATTAATTTCATCTCGGACATAAAAGGCTCCTAAATCGTATATAAATAGCTTAATGAATAAGGATCTCTGATATATCCACGGCGAATTGAACCCTGTGTATCTCGTTGCGGGACCTCACCAAGTTCTGTTGAGTCCTCCTTGTCAGGATGCGTCAACTCATCCTCGGCCATTGAAATAATCGCCTCTGTTGATTCAAAGTAAGGGCGTTCTTCGTCAATAAAGTTAGAAATATTAATAAGCGCAAGCTTTGGTGTGCTAAGTTCTTCGGATGATGCCTCTTCCATTAAAGCCTCAAAGGCACCATAGACCGCTCCCCCTTGAATAGAATCGGCAATAACAAGTCCTTTCTTGCGTAGGTGGGCAAATAGTCTATTTTGAGCACCATATACGAGATCATTCATTGTTTCTTTAGGAAATGCAGTAATTTTATTATTCTTTGCCGATAAAACAATATCAATATCGCCATGATCAAAAATCATAAGATCACCACTCATGCTCTTGCGAACATTTAGTTCGAGACGAACAACTGCATCATCCGGGCTCTCACCTATTCTAACTATTACTGCCATCTGAATAGATCTCCTTTACAAGACTTTGCGTTTTCATCACTGTTAGAAGTACACTATCGTCTATAGGGTGTTCTGAAAACGTGGTGAGCCGGTCTGCTATTTGTTCAGCTTTTTTAAGCATTTCAGAATCATTTTTAATCTCTTCTATGTTTTTTGCTTTTTTCAATTGTGTTTTTAATCTTATAATCTCTTCATTTAAAAAAGCCTTAAGCTCAAGAGCGTTATCAGCAAAAGAAGAAATATAATAAGTCAAAAGTTCCTTTTGCTCATCTAAAAGTTTTGTTTCATATTTATTATTAAACTTCTCAGTAAACGTCCTAATAACAACCTCGTCAATTTCATCAGGAGTTATTATTTTTTGTGAAGGGTTAGTCATATTTTTAATGATCTCGTTCTCTAATATAACTTGATCTTTGGGCGATGTCTTATCCGAAAAAATCCGTGCTATTGATGCAAGAGTTTTATAGTTAGGAACAAAATTTCCAAATACTGATGATTCTAGCTCCTTGTTTACATCATAAATCAAAGCGCTCTGCTCTTTAAACAGTGCTTCGGGGTCAATTAAACGACTGGTGATTTTAGCTTCTCTAAGAATTTTTTCAGAAATGTCTTTATCAAGATTTTGATTTTCGTAAAGGGAGCGATGACATTCTAAATCTTGTCTAAGTAAAGAATCTTCTTTAAAATGAGTTCTGATAAGGTTAATTGCAGTCTGCCGCCGTTTAGAATCTTTTTTCAATATTGCAACTGTCGCTTCTCTAATGAGGGCTTCATAAACAAAAGCGCTGTTTCTCTTTTTATTGTGTTTACTCTTCATCCTGTTGCTCCGTTTTATTATAACTATTATTTTCTAAGCCTGTAATAAGATTGCGAATTGAATCATTTATTTGGAATAATTGATTTTCCTCTACTAGTTCTCCTGTTTTATAAGTAGGCTCTTCTCCTTCATAAATACCATTTCCAATGCTTCCCATTTTGGCCAAAGAGCCAATCTCGGCGCCAGGGACTACATTGCGTAGGCCCGAGCTAGCTTTTTGACCACCTCCCTTCGCCAAATTCGAGCGAAGGGCTGGTCCAGCGTCTCGCCGGCGATCTCCACCGGGATTTTTCCGAGTGCCCTTCTTGTGATATACTTTTCCCTTGGATTTATCCAAACGTGGTTCGTTACGAGAGCCAGGAGGAACCGCCAGTAATGTAGATTCTTCGCCGCCAAGCTCTTCGCCGCCAAGCTCTTCGCCGCCGGCTTCACCAGCGGGCATTTCCTCACCACCGAGGTCAAGTTCGCCACCGAGATCGCCACCGAGGTCACCACCGAGGTCGTCGCCGCCCATGCCACCTTCGGCTGCAGCGGCTTCTGCGACTTGTTGTAATGCAGCATCATGTTTACGATCATAATACATTTCTCGTTGGTTGCGAAGAAACTCCTCGTTTGACATACCAAAAATATGTTCTGTGACCCAGCGGCGCGAGAAATAACCTTCGGTGGCGGCGCCGGCAATATCGAACTTCTGCTTCCAAGTTTCAATTTCTTGAAGCTCTGCGATCTTCGAAGGATTGTTGAGCGTTAAAGTAAAGCTTAATAAGTCGTCGCCTCTGAAACCTAAAGTATAGAGATGGATGATTCCGATCTTTGTAAGTTCTGCGATGATAACTCTCTGGAGTCTCTGAATAGTTCGAGCAAATCGAATGTCTTTCTGCGCGAGAGTGGTCTTATCTTCTTCGGCGCCCTCACCCATCGTAAGATACGATTGGGGGATTTTCAACGCAGAGAAAAGCTTGTCACGCAAATACTTAATATCATCAATTGCTGTCATGTTGTCAGCGCCTTTGAGTGACGTGATATCTGTAGCAGAGCCCGGGCGTACCGGAATGAAATAGTCTTCTTCAATACTCATTGGATTATAACGAAGATCGATTTTTCCAGTGGTGGGATCAACTACAGAATGGCGCTTAAGGTTTGTTACAACCTTTTGCATATATTGTTCAACATCTTCTGGAGGGATGCCCCCAACATCAATCTTAAACATGCGCCGTTCAGATGAACGAATAACGCGATAAGCCATCATAGCATCTTCCATCAAAGTTAGTTGGCGCCAGATGCGACGGGCGGGCTCAAGAATAGAAGTTCCATATGGAGCATACTTATCATTTCCAAGTACTCGGAAGTGGGCAATCTGCCAATTCTCAAAAGTCATTCCTGCCGAGTTCCATTGATATTGAATATAGTTAGGGTTTGTGGCATCCTGGCCCTCTAGCCTCTCGATGTCTACTGTTGGTAAAGCTAATACAGATTGAACTCCATATTTATCGTCAATGTCAAGATATAGAAAGAAGTCGCCATATTTGCACATTGTGCGGGCCCAGCCAAAAAGGTTATATCTAAGGTTAAGAATGCTGTCAAACAAAACTCCTAGGACAGCTTCAATTTCTTCATTAGGGCATTTAATATTAAGCATAGGCCGCAACTCTGAATACGTTGTCATTTCATCTGCATAGATATCCATTGTAGATGCGATCTCGGGCATATACTCCATTTGATCAAAATCTATATATCGTTCAGAGCGCCGTTGGTTTGCGATAGCATTAGAGGCGACTACATCAAGCGGGCTATAAAGCGTCTTCTTAAATTGTTGTCCTGACGCAGATTTAAATCTTGAACTAAACTTGTCAAGATGTTGCCTTCGAATCCGGCGGCCGGACTGGGATCGATAATTAATAATTGGCCCTGAAAAAAGCCTTGTTAACGCCTTAAATAATCCTGATTGGCTGTTTGCTGGGTTTCTGTCTGGTGATGCCATTTATAATCTCACTTAATAATCCATTTGTATTGTTCATAAAGCTTTGCTGCTTCTGATGTTTTGTCAAAGATGTTATCTTTTTTATATCCTTCTTGTCCACTAACGCGTGTATTCATCGTAGTTTTAGTTGTGATGATTGCATCAACGAATGCTTTCTTATAATTTAAATCTCGTGCATTAGACTGAAGTGCGGTATCGTGGACCCAACAAGCAATAGCTAATGCCATAATTAAATCATCATTATACCCTTTCATTGCTTGGGGTTTTCCGTTTTTCCAAATAAAAGTTTTCATTTCATTAAATAAGCGTGTAGAATACACTTTAATTAGTTTATTTCTTATAAACTCTTCTAATTTCGCAACTATTAAAGGCCTCGTCTTCATTGTAGTTGAAAAACCCGGAATAGCGGATGAGCGGAATTCCGCTTGATGCTGTTCAATATATTCATGTGTTGACTTAATAGAATAATATAAATTAGGATAACCGTATTCTATCAGTTTGTCAAGTACTGTATAGCCAATATTATTATTTTCTACAACCATCATCGCATTTCCGAACTCTCGGCCAACTTGATTAAGCATGTTTGCAAATAAGTCTGGCGTTAGTTTTCCTTGATATTCTCCAATGATTTCAAGAGTTTCTAGCTTTAAAACATGAAAAGTAGAAAAATCGGCTCCGTCGCCGCGAGACACATCTACTACCATTAAATAATTACAGGTAGGATCAAACTCTTCCCAAATCCAAAAATTACGATCAAAGCCTGTACGGTACTTGGGCTCTTTGGTCATGGAGACTAACCATTCCATACAGTCGGGATCGATTACTGTTTCGCCTGAAGTGTTGAAATTGCACTTAAGTTCTTGCGCGATCTGTCGTCTGGACATATTTCTAGTTTCTTTTCTATACCATATCTCGTCTCTTTCTGGGTGTACATCCCATGGAAGTGTTGTAAGATTAAAGTTGTTGGTGCCGGCTTCTGCCTCGGTACATGTTTTATGAAACCAGTTTCCCACTCCGTTAGGAGTAGACAGGGCAATGCAGCGCCCCCCTGTTGATAATGTAGGATATAATCCTGTCCACAATTCTTCTAAGTTTTCAATGTGCGCTGCTTCGTCTAAAACCAATAATGACAAAGCTTCTGATCGTCCAGCATCTCCAGACGTAGAAGCTGCTTTAATAGAAGAACCATTTGATAGTTCAAAAGAAGTGCGATTGTCTACACTAATAGTGGCAATCTTTAGCCAATCTGGAAGCTGTCGCATGATGCCTTTGACTTTCTTTACAAGATTTCCCGCTGTCGCAAATTTTGTTGCCATAACAAGAATGGCTTTATCGCGGTGAAATAACATCATCCATACAATATAACCAGCAGTAATAGTTGAAATTCCAAGCTGACGTGCTTTTAAGATAACATTAAAGCGATAATCATTAAAGTCTCTAAGAAGCTCATCTTGAAAGTCATAGGTATTGAATAATATAAGCCCATATAGTGGGTGCGAAATTCTAGCATATGTTTTAAGAAAATAAGATGGATCTTTTCCGCATTTTAATATCTCTTTGACTTGCTGATTTTTGTCTAGTTGAAAACTCATTCATCTTCTTTCGTGACTACTTGAGGGGGCGACGTCGAGAGCGGTGCTTGAGTCGGTGGAGCGCGAAACCGGCCAAATGATTTTTGCATTGCTCCAATAGTAAGGGGATTTTCCCCTGTTGTTGCCGCAATTAGGTAGTCAATGCTAGTATCTACGCTCTCTATTGCTTTTAAAATGTCTGCGCCTCTATTAAGCTTTTGTGATATGTCGCTTAATAAATTTAATATTTCCTTACTTGATTCGATTTCTTCCTTAATGATTTGTTTAAGTTCTGATTTGGTAATTTTCATAATTCTTCTCAGTACTCATCGTCGACAACTTCGATCTCTTCGGTGTTATTTGCACCAGCAAGTTCAAAAATTCTATCGCGCGCTTCCATGGCCATCTCATTAAGTTCACTATCGACAGCAGCTATCTCGTCTCTGTTGCCCCCAGCTTTAACATACATATCCTCAAAAACAATAGAAATAGCATCCGAAATTACTTCTTCCATAGTTGTTGGGTATTTTTCTAAATCAGAGCCGTGAGCCAGTAC